AACTCTGTAATATCAGTACGTTCGACGTGGAAGCCTTGACACCGCGAATGTATAGCAGGAATAATACGATTGGGATAGTTACAAGTAAGAATGAAGCGAGCTGTTGCATGATATTCTTCCATTACACCGCGAAGTGCTGCCTGTGCGTTAGGTGAAAGATAGTCGGCCTCATCAAGTAGTACAACCTTGAATGGACCAAATGGAATCATTTGCACAAAGTTAGTGATTTTATCTCTAACGTCGTCTACAGAGTTTGTACGCGATGCGTTAATTTCTAACACATCATAATCTTCAATACCTAATTCTCGAATAAGAATTTTAGCAAGAGTAGTTTTACCAATGCCAGCACTACCGCTTAACAGCAAATGCGGAATACTTTTATCTTTAATCCATGTTTGCACTTGTTTGCGTTGATGGTCGTCACGAAATACATAACCATCTATGTTTGCTGGACGATATTTTTCTACCCACAATTCTTTCATTCTTTTACCTTTATAATTTCACCGCATTGATCATACCCAACTTTAAATATTGCAAACATAACAGCTTCGTGCATTGAAGGAAATGTTTTGCTTCTTAATTTATTGGTAATATAATAATACACTTTATACATCAAACCATTTCTTCAATAACGCCTAATACTTCTGCAACAATAAAAAGTCCGCCAGCAATATAAAAATCACCTAGCATTAAAGTTGCACCTGCAAGAATTCTCAATCCGCTTTTTACAAAACTGATGTATTTGTGTTTTACAGGATCTGGAATTTTAGATTTTGATTCGTCTTTTTTATCTGAGTTAATGACCTTATCTAATCGTGCTCTTAGGTCTTTCATAATTTCAATATTTTGTTCATATTCTGTCATTTTTTAATCCCTTATTAATTTCAGCGGCAATAACTCGCTGACGTAGTTCGCTGGTTGAAAAATTGTGTTCACGTTTGTTGAAATAAAATTCAATACCTTTATCCCAACATTCGTTTCTACCTGTAAAATCTTCGTGTTCATATTCGTCTCCTAATATTCTAACATTAATAGGATAGGAAAGCAAGATGTTTATAAGATCTTGTTCTGTTTCGTAGACAAGGATTTCATCAACATATTTGCAGGCTTTAAGTTGTTCGTAGCGTTCAAATACGCTTTGAACTGGTTTGTTTTTGATTCCAGGACGATCAATTGTAGGATCTGTTTGTAGACCCACAATCAAATGATCGCATTGAGTCTTTGCTTCTTTGAGCATCATGATATGCCCTGCATGGAACAGATCAAAAGTTGAGCAAGTAAAACCGATTTTCATCTAAATCCTTTTCTTTTATAGTAACATAATTATTAATGAGTTGTCTAGCTCTTTTTTCTCTATCGATTACCGTTTTTTCTCCAAGAATAATAATAACAAATTTATTATTGGATTTTTCAACTAGTAATGCCAAACAACGTCCTGCAGGATTAGTATAACCGGTTTTGCTAAGAATGATATTATCAAATTCAAATAAAAGATTTTTATTAGTATTGCCTACAGATGCATAAGATATTTTCTTTTTAGTTTTGGTTTCGATGGTTAGATATTTTGATGATGAGCTAGATGTAATTAAATTATTTTTTGATGATTCTTCTACCAATTTTGACAAGTCAAAGGCTGTACTAATATTATGTTTATCAAGCCCTGACGGATCAGAGTATGATGTATTATTCATGCCAAGTGATCTTGCGGTATTATTCATTTCGTCGATAAACGCTGTACGGCCACCAGGCCAACTATGTGCTAATGCTTCGGCAGCAGCGTTATCGCTTTTGATTAATAGAGAATCGAGTAGATCCCGTCGAGAGACATTTTTGGATCTAAAGATTCCTCCACGATATAATACTTTTTCTTGTAAATCTAAATTTGAATTAACAACTACCAGCGCAGTCATTAATTTAGTAAGAGATGCTATCGGCCTTTGTATTCCTGCATATTCTCCAACAACAATTTCTTTTTGTGTTTGATTATATACGTAATATGAAGGAACATTTGCAAAGGCTGACGGAATTAAAAGAAAAAGAATGACAAAAATTCTTATCATTTATTAATAAATGGTTTTAGGTCTGGAGGAGTCCACCCTAAAGGTTTTAGCACTTTGCCATCTTCACGTTTACGTACCTTGCCAGTCTCTGAATCTATTTTAGCAAAATTGGTACGCATAACTTCTTTCCAACCGCCCTCGCCATCGAAACCGGCCGAATGGATAGCGCCTACGGTAACAACAATAAAGTCTAACAGCGCATCAAGTGTTTCAACCTGATCGTTATTGTCGATCGCTACCTTCAATTCTTTCCATTCTTCTTCCATTAAATCGAGATATAATTTAAACTGATTTTGATTAAAGCCTTCGACTGATTGGTCGCAGGCTCGCATAAATTTTTCTTGGTCACGAAATGGATTTGTCATATTAACTCTTTTTTAAAATTGATATTACTTTTTTCTTTTCACGGTCATCGAGCCATTCTTGTTCAAGATGTCCAAAATTGGGAGAATCCTGTAATGCTTTGTCAACTACTTCTTTTATAAGATAAAGTTCTTTCTTAATCTCAAAAGAAGTAAATCCATCGTTATACACACTAGAACACTCTCTGGACAACGACCGAAGTTGATTTATGATGTCGGGAGTATCCCAATTTTGTTTAAAAGCCATTATAGAAAATCTTCTGGCCTAATGTTAACGCTTGATCCGTTAGAATGTTCTGTACCGATATAAAAATCGTTTGGTTTTTCATCAGATACAGCTAGTATACATTTAATATCTACTTTTTGAATTTCTTTAACACCGTCACCGTCATCGATTTTGATCTTACGAGTCCAGCGACCGTGCTCTACTAAAATCCATTGGCCTTCTTTAACATCAGTTTGTTTTGGACCAACTTTGTATACCTTGCCCCATCGCGGTTTAATTCCGTGAACTTTGGCATCGTCGCTTTGAATAACAATGCCTGTCTTGGTTACCTGCTCACCAAAATCCATGTCAGAAATGATAACATCATCATTAATGGCACGAATTTTAATGTGCTTAACATCATAACTCATAGGTTAACCTTTTTTGCGTGTTGGGATGTCTTCTTTAACTGCTCGTGGATTTGAAGCATAGTAATCTTGGAGAATTTGTTCTCTAGTTTTTACAACTTTTCCACCTGGGCCTAATTCATCGCCCCTTGCATTTACTTTCATGTTTCCTACAGCAGGCAACAATTCATTTTGTAAATTTAACTTTTCCATATCAATATCTTTGCCACGTAGGCTTGTATATGTTTTACCCATCTTAAATCTCCTTGAAGAATTCTTCTATTGGTAATTTGTATTTAATACTATCTATCTTATGTACCCCTATCAAATAGAGTACATAACTTGCTACAGAACTTCCACGTCCTACACCCCAAATAACGTTATTTTTTCTTAATGTGTCTACAACGTATTTCATTGCTTTTAACATTAAAATCATATCGTATTTGGCAAAAAGTCTTAGTTCCTCAACAACTCGTTCTCGAATTTCTGGAGTAGGACATTGCATATATAACCAATCTAATATATCCATAGTCTTATACTCATCTGGAATATTCCAATGATTAATGTCAATATTATCTTTTGGAATTGGATAATTTAGATGTTCTGAATATAAGCGTTCAAAATACAAAGAAACATCGTTAGGATCTACAACACAATTTTCCAATATTTCAGGACCGTGTCGTAGAATACCTTCGATTAATTGTGATTCTGTATTTTTAACTAACATTGATTAGTTGATCCAAATCGTTATCTAAATCAGACTTCCTAGCGTGGAGCCTTCTTTGCCTTTCATCTTTATACATTATAATGAAAGTTTCGATTTGTGTCAACATCTCAATTTTTCCTAAACGTTGCGCTTGGAAATATTTTTTGGATAACTCAAGGATTTTTTCTTCAATCTCTTGATCCTTGAGTTCGGAAAGGTTGTCAACAAGAGGATTAAACATTAACTAAATTGTCCAACGTATTTCAGAAATATTTTTTCTGAACTATGTCTCCAGACTTCGACAAATATAGGATCTGTTGTAGATTGAACTGCAATAGAATTTCCGCTCCATTCGTCGGCAGCGTTTTTCTTAAAAATTGTTCCGCCGGTTGTAACAAAGGTAATAGTTCTTGAAGTTCCGTCACCGTATAATTCGAGTGTAACCTTGCCGACGCCTAGTGGAGTTAATTCGTCAACAAATACAGGATCCCCTGGAAAATTTAAAAAATCAACGTTTGAGTTAATACCAAATCGATAAATTTGATATGGACCATTTTGATAATCGATAGTAATATCTGTTGAAACAGATCCCCCGTCAAACTTTTGATCTCTATTATCTTGAAAAATTGCTCTGCTAATAACATTTTTTTCAAAATCGTTGTTATCGTTTAATTTTGCTGTGTTATTTTGAAGATCTGTTATTTCAGTCTTGGCAGCACTTAGGCTGGTTTTAATAGTATCAAAATTATCACGAAACACCTGTGTGTCGTTATCTTGCCCTGCTACAGGGAAGTTTTCATTGATACTGATATAATTGATATTGCTGGTCACGGTAATTTTTCTCCACGTTGCGGAAATGCAAGATATTTATCTTCAAAATTTCCTTCTAATACGTCAATTAGGTAGCGATCTGCTTCAAAATTTAAAGATTTGAAATCAAATCCGCTAGATTTTATTCTTGAAACTATTGCTTCTGCCTTTCCTGGCAAGCAATAGCAAATTGGCAATGCTTTTACATATCCTGGTTCAAATGCTGCATTGTCTTGTATAGTTCTCATCCATAGCGGTAAAAATTCACTATCTCTTGAACCTAATTCTTTAATGCGATTCCTCATATTTTTGATAGAGTTTGGAAATATGCGTTGGTGATCACTATCACTCACCAACGGAATATCGCTATCAATTTTAATAGCATCAAAACTAACAAGAACTTTACTATTAATATTATCTGGAAGATTTACAGATCTACTAATGCTTTTTCCATTTTTTTCTAACGGATCTTTAATTTCAACGTAGATAATTTCGTATTCTGTATTTTGTGTATCTACATTTTTCCCTTTAGCATACTTTACATCGCCAAATAATATTTTCTTTCGATAATGGTTTCTGCTCATAGACTGAACATATTTTACAGCTTCAACACTTTCAATGCCTGCAAAAATTAAAACTTTTAAATCAGTTTGCACTCCGTAATTTTTATCACCGTAACGATAAATTTCATTTGTTTTAAAAATGTTACCGTCGGTAATAAAGTTAAACCAATCTAATCTCTTTTCTTTATTTTGAAATGCTTTTACATATAAATTTGCAAAAGTTTTATCGCTTTCACCTATGACTTTAACTTTAAATTGACGAATTGATTCGGCAAAATGTACAGAGTCTCTTGCTCTAATATCAAAGATGAATGTTTTATCAAATGAACTTTCACCAGAATCAAAAGTAATGTTGTAAGAAAATGATCCTGTTGAATCTTCTGCGCTAGAGTCTCGGTCGTAGAATCTTGTAAGTCCCAGGCCATTAGAATCTGCAAATTGTCTAACTTTTCCGTTTATGTCACCTGTACTAATTAATTCTAATCCAGGCGGTAATGTTCCTCCGGTGAGTTCGTAAACGGTTCTTCCGCCATATAACAAACTCTTTGCGTATACATTTAAATTACTTGGCTTATTGACTTTTATGGTTCCTAGGTCGCTGTCAGTGATCCATTCTATACTACTTTCAATTTCTCCGATAACATCAACGCTGAATGTTTTAGCACTTATAGAAACACTTGAAATCCAAAATTCTGGATTTTCAGACGGTGCTCGGTTTCTGTTCTCAGCAATACAAACATATATAAAACCTTCAAATACTACAGCATCATTTACAGGATATGTAATTGTGGAACTCCATGGTCCTTGTAGATTATACGAAAGAGTTGATATTGATTCTAAAAAGTTAACAGCGGATATTGTAAATTGATATGTTTTTGTAACAGCCGCCTGATATGGAACTTTACCTGCAATTTCGCCAGTATGTTGATCAATAGTCATCCCCGGTGGAAGCTCACTAGAGGATCCGTCCGGATTTAATGTTTCTAAGAAATAAACTAATGTTCCAGTGAGACCAACTTGTCTGTATACATCTAAGAAAATAGTAATATAGTTATTAGCTCTAAATCTTCCTAGATAAGATTCAGTAATCCAAAGAGGTGTTCTTGTACTGCTAGAATCCGCTTGAAATAAATTAGTATCAACTTGAATAATTGAGTTGTCGGCTTGTAAAAATTCTTCTGTTACAACCCATATTCTAAATAATCTTTTTACATCGTTACGTCCGTCTGATACCGTAACAATAAATGTATAAGCACGGCTTAATCGTTTAGGAGTTCTGCTATTTTCCGAATAATCAAAATCTACATCATCGTACAAATAACTATCAAAGCCATTGGATTTAGATTCCATTTTATCTAACGGCATCATGTCAAAGGAAGAAGTATCGTACGCCCCAGACGGGTTTCCGTTGTATTCAACTGCAAAAATAGGATCAGTAAATCCAAAGATTCTGCCATCTTCGGATAATGTCAACCCTGGGGGAAGTTCTCCGCCTAGGGGTGTTAGATAATATTTTAAAGTATCGCCGGCTACGGTATCTGGATCGTAAGCATCTAATTGAAAATCAACATATGCATTGTCTAAAACAAAGTATGCATTTTCAGGACCTACATTTAAAAATCCCTCTCTAGTAATCCATCTAGGTTCGTCTGAACCGTCTACTGAAATATTGAATGTTCTATCTTCAATGTCAACGCCGTCATCTGCTCGAATTACAAATCTACTTTCGGTAAATGTTCGAACTTCTGTTGGACTTCCAGTAATATTATTTCCTTCTACTCTTAGTCCGCGAGGTAATGAACCTGCAATTAGTGTAAAAGTTACATCCCCAGCAGCCGACGTTGCCTCTAGCGGAATTTGTAACGGAACACGTTCTGTAAGAATTCCTAGGCTACCTGCTGGAGTAATCCATGTTACTGCCATTAGTTAACTCCTTAAGGTGTTCCTAGATCGCCTAGATCTATGTTTAACCAACCTGGATTTTCAATAGTTCCAAAATCAATGTTAGCAGCAGCCAATGCCAATTGAGTAGGATTTATAAATGTTCCTCCAATAGGACCAAAATCTAAATTAAGTAAAATTTGATTTAAATCTAAAATTGTGTCAACCGTTACCACTGATCCAGAAGCAGCGGTTCTAATATTATCTCCGCCTTGAATTGTAATATTAGTTGTATGTCCTGCAGAGCTGGCTACAATATTACCTAAATCAGTATCTATTCTAGTAAATGCATCTGGCTGTGTAGAATTAATAATAAGTGTATTAGGATTTTCTTCAATTAAAATCTTTGTTCCGGGCACTAGGTTTTTAAATTCTAAATTAGAATCAACTTTTTCTTTAAAAATTCCGTAGCCCGTTGTTCCAACATTTGATGCTGTTACGGTAATCTCTTGAGCTAGTGCTGAAAAATTGGCATTTACTTTTTGAAATGCCGAACGTAGGTCATCCCCTAATCCGTCATTTACTGCGTTGCCAATATTAATTGTTTGTATAGTCATATCCCGCTCTCTTTTTAATCATAGCTTTGTATTTATCGTTAAATATCATTCATATGCTTGACACTAATATACACGCAGATAATGATTTTTGGACTAATTTAAAGTGGCCCGCAGCCCCTAATCTAGACGACTATGCAGTATTTGAAAGTTATTGTAAGGGTAGAGTTTTGCTGTTAGGTAGCACAAAACTGCTATTACCCCTGGCAACAGAAGCATGGGATCTAGAACCCAAGTATGATGATCCTAAAATTAAAAACCGTGACTGGTTTAGTTTAGACGAACACTGGGACACTATAATTGTAGATGGTGCTCTAGCATTTGGTGAAGAATACTGCAAAAAGTTATTAGCTGTTGTTCTACCAAACTGCGATAGATTTGTTGCCCGTGCTTTTCTTAATCCTAACTGGCCCACAAAATATGCTGTATATTTTCCTCGTGCTAAAGAATTAACTCCACAGCCCCAAGAGCATCCTATTAACGAAGTTTATACATTTTACATATGGAACAACCAACAATCCTAGCCATGTACTCAGGCGGTTTAGACAGCCTAGGTATGGTTTACCGACTATTAACAGATCCTGAGTATAAGGATCATCGCTTACACATACATCACATGCACAACAAAAATGTGGAACGTAGACACAAGGCAGAAGCAGTCACGGTTAAGATTGCTCTAGATGAACTTAAAGCTCTAGGCTTTGACTTTGATTATAGTAGCAGTGAAATAGGTGTACCTGCTTATGGCAGACACTTTATGTTTGACACTGACAGCATTAACTTTTTTGCTGGGTATATCTGTTCAGTAAATCCTGAGATAGTAAATGTTGCTCTAGGTATGAATGCCGGCGATGCTAACCATAGCCTAGAAGAACGCCGTAAAAGGGCTGACACCATTCTAGGTGCGTTTACCAGTGTAAAGAAAATCTATCCTGTACTCACAATGACCAAACGTGAGATTTATGATAGTCTACCAGATAGTCTCAAGAACAAGTTTTGGTCGTGTCGCACACCTGTATATACAGAAACAAGTATTACACCCTGCGGTCAGTGTCCTACCTGCGTTAAGTTAAAAGAACAGGGAATACGTTAGAGTCCGTACTTGCTCTTGGTGCTTGTCCAAGTTGACCCTGCTGTTGATGAAACATTAAGATCGTTAAACTTTCCTTGGTACCTAGCAGATGTTACTAAATTAGTTGAATCAGAAACACCAATGGCCAAGAAAGTAGTACTAGGAGCACCTCTAGTTATACTACCTGTTGCGGCTGTGCCATTATTCAACGATACACTCAATGTTCCCGCATCGTAGAAATAGTAAACATGATTCCACGCATTTAAGTTTACCGTGTTGCCGCAGGTAATGCCTGGAGCTGCCCCTGGCCATACTCTAGCATGTAGTACATTAGACGAACTAATTTCCATCATAGTATAATGATAGCCAGAATTCTCATCACCTGTTTCAAATTCGCTCATGATAATAGTATTAGCGGATGTGGGATAGAACCATAAATTAATAGCAATGGTACCAAACGATCCCAGCGATTCTGAAATTACACAATTAGTTCCGTCAAGTGTGTGTAAACTGCCTGTGCTGGCATCTGGGAATGTATAACTTCCATAAGTTGGACTAGTAGCATTTGTATAGGCCCATGTCTTAGAAACACCGTTTACTAAAAATGATCCCTGCGGAAGGACAGGCCCGGCACTGGCCCTCCCTGCGGTTATTAAGATTTGACTAATAGGCATGATTAATCGTTATTCACTATGTTGTTGGCTGTTAACAACCAATCGTTAGTACCAATCTTCATCAGTGTAGCAGTCTGTACTCCTTTGAATCCCCAGATACTTGCAGTGGTCATGCCAGCGGCCCATATTCTAGGAGCATCATCGTCCATGTTGTAGCCCACAGGTTCTACATTAATATAATATGTATCAGAAATATCAAGGTTGATCAATGTTATAATACTGCCCACAGGGAACGCTACGCTTGTTGTTTTAGGCACATATACCGTTAGATTTTGTATGTAGCCCTGTGATGGTGCTGACACGTTCTTGATAAACTTGCCACGATCTGATAACTTTAGAGTTATGTTCCAATTTATAAAATCATCAGCCTGTAGGTTTTGTGTGCTATGTGGAATATCCGCAGGGTTATGACCTAAATCACCGCCCTGTACAAAATCAACTTTTTCAACGCCCACTAGACCTTTGGTATCAAAGTTAGCATTAAGGATTCTGTTTGACCAAGTGTACGGGTTCCACATCAGTGTAGCCTGTACCTCAGCAATTTGTATAGTGTTATTCTGCGCTGTTAGTACTGAACTTAAATCATCTGAACTAGTATTGCCATATGCTTCCCATGGTAGATCTATAAGTCCTGTGACAACACCATTTACAGAGCCGATTTGATCAGTAGGTTCAAAGTCATCAGTGATGCTCATAGACCATAGTTGACCGTCATGGTTATAGTTGCCCATGATCTCAGCATAGCCCACTACCACCGCCTGTGTGGCTGTTAGCGCAAAGTGACGATAGTTGTTATTATAGTCAACATAAGTAGTCAGGTTACTATTTTCCATGTACATGTGTCTACTCCACAGATGTTCTAGTGAAAGATTAAACTTCTGTACAGCCACGCCGTTGTTTGACATACCCATGACATTGTACTGACTCCAGATGGCATATAAGTATTCTTGGCCATCATCGCCACGGGCTATGTCAATGTTCAAACGGCCGCCATATGGACCGTTAGGTTGTATTCTGTTAATAACTAGACCATTGTTGGCAAAACAAGTAATGTCAGATCCCATTCCTGATGATGATGCATAGATCTGTCCGTTGGCTGCAACTGCCATAGTGTTGATTTCCCACTGATTGTCTAAACCTCTAACCCATGATGTAGCACCTGCGCTAGTCAACTTCCATATGAAGCCACCGCCACCGCCACCGTTTCTTGATCCGTTGGTGTAGCCTGAAACATAGATAGCGTCAATGTCGTTGGCATTAACTGCCACTGATGCGGCATAACCGTAGTCATAGGCTTCTTCCATGTCTAAGAATTTCTTCCAGGCATTGGTCCAGACAAAAGGTCTTCCACTTACCTGTTTGTATACCACATAAGTTCCTGTACTGAAGTTTTCAGTGGTATAGCCTAAGACTGAAGTATTGATAGTGATGTTAGTAAGTTCTGGAGTTCCGCTAGTTGTTAACGAACCAGTTATTCCACCGTTCGCGCCGCTGGATGTTATAGTGAATATAGCATCGTTTTCTTGGCTCAATACACTGATCGTTCCTGTTGGAGTAAAATCTCCAGGGATATCAAAAGACCAATAGTTAGCATCATAATCCTGAAAGTTGTTGATCAGTGAACCAGAAGGTATGCCCCATCCTATAACAGGACTGCCATTGCCTACTTGATAATTTAATACAGCGTGATTTAGTTTAGGAGCAAAAATTGTCACGGTATTTGTAGTAGGATTATTGTTTTGAACTACGGGACTAACTAGGTCAACGGTAAATCCATCTACACCACCTAGTTGGCTTCCTGGGATTTTTATAACATCACCTGTGTTATAGTTTGTACCTGCTGTGGTTACATCACTGATACTAAATCCAAAATAAGCAGAGCCGCTGTAGTTGATGCGTACTTTGATTTCAGCACCACCTGCCGCTGGATTATCTACCAGTAAGTTAGTAGGTGTTAGTCCAGTGAATAAGCCAATGCCCTGATCAAGTAGTTGCTTGCCTGTGATATTAGTGCCGCTTAGATACCAACTGGTGTCACCTGCGGTCATTAGACTGCCTCTAATATCTGTATTAGCAGCATTTAATATCAGTTTGCCAACACCTGAGCCTGTTTGAGGACTTAATGAGCCACTGGCCAGCATATCTCCATATGTTCGACCTACAATGACCCAACCTAGGGTTGGATGCCATTTCATATCGCGTGGTGTTATGTTACCGTCTACGTCATAGAAGTCTGTGGCAGCGCCTTCAAAGTTGCCGTCAGCGTCTAACTCAGCCAGTTTGAAGTATTCATAAGATCTTCCATCGTTGGTAGTGTACAAGATTGTTGCCTTGTTAGTGGTAGGATTAACTCCTACCACAGGAACGTCCCAAGCAGTATCTTGAGTTGCACCGCCTACCAGTTTACTCCAAAGTAATGCGCCGTCTTTGCTGAACTTGCTGATCATACCGTCAGCATAGTTAGCATGTTCGCCACCTATGTAATAGTTGCCATCAGAATCTGCTGCCACGGTATTGAAAGTGAGATCAGCTTCCCAACCTCTGTGCCAAGCATAGTTTACGTTGTCACCCATGTCGCTGACAAATGTACTGCCATTGCGCTGTGTGCGTATATCAGTTTCAATGACTTTAATTTCTGACTCTGAACGCATTGTAACATGTCCAGGTGTTGTACCTGCTTCTTTAGTGCTGACAAAGTTGTCGTCAGTGCCAAGGAATAGTTCAACGTTGCCGTGGTGTCCCTTCATGTGGATATGACCTAGGTCGTCCATTGAACTAGGAGCGCCACCTGTGTAGATGTCTACCCACTGACCTAGACCTTCATAAGTTGAGTCAGGTTTAATACGAGCAGTTGGCTTAGTTACAGCCACATAGTCACTAGATGTTACCGTGATCGGAAATGCTGGATCTGTGACACTACTTTCTACCGTAGTTTCCTCAACCCACTCATATAGTATAGCATCTGGAGGCAATCCGCCATCTGGACCAACCGTAATAGTGTCAATAGTTCTAACTTCCCCCGTGCGGAACGTAATGACATCGCCTACTGATATAGAATTACCTGCGGGTAATAACACTCCAGTTAAACTACTAGCGCCGCCACTTGAACTACCGCTGTAGTCTACATAGTAAGTGAATTGATAGCCAGTACTAGCGACATATCCGTCACCTACTAGTTGAGCACCGCTGCCAGCACCACCTAGTACGCTAGTACCTGTGCTGTCACGAATGTCGCCACCTACTGGCAGTTGTAGTGCTCCGTCATTCTTAAATATCCAGTGGTTATTTGTGCCTACGGTATAAACATGTACCTCACCGTTGTTACCGGTACCTGACCCAGCACCTGCTTTAATTCTAACATCGCCGCCGTCGCCTGATGTGACATTAGTTCCATCGCCCGCAGTGATTTCGATGTAGCCGCCAGTGCCTCCAGGACCAGTAGCATCTCCGCCTTCTACTTTTACATAGCCACCAGCACCGCCTTGACCACCACGGACTTTTACATCACCGCCATTGCCTTGACTATCTATAGCACCACCGTCGCCTCCGGTACCTGCCCAAATATAAACGTCACCACCTTCGCCTTTACTTTGATTTTCTCCACCCCAACCTTTTTGTCCTTGGATGACAATTCGTTGAGCACTGGAATTGTTGTTATCGGGCACTGGACCTGTTATGATTATTTGATCATAGGGATCATTTTCTCCGCCTAATCGTAGAGTAGGACCGTTTAGGCTATAACCGCTTTGATAGCCGGTATTGTTGAGATGGGGTAGTTTTAGGCTACCGTCAGTATCAAATGTCCACCAATGGCTGCTGTTATCGTTGTTGGCTTCTATGCGAACATAACTGGTATTTGACACTAATTCAATTTGAGTTTCAGCCTTAATTTCTATCTGGTCGCCTTTAGCCTCCATCCAAATGTCATCAGCAGCATAGATGTTAACATCGCAATCGTCTGTATATCCTTCTGGACGAATGGTTTCGATAGTCAAGTCGCCTTCGTTGGTCCAGGTGATATTTCCTTCGCCCGGGTACGGACTGGTTAAATCTACTAGTTTTCTCCAGATAGGTGCTTGATTTATCGTACCAGAATATACAATGGTTGCTGGATCACCAATGCTGGATGTTGTTGGATCAATGCCTGCGCGATAAGGCCATTGGAAAAACAAAGTAGTTCCATTATAACTTAGGTTTGAACAGGTCTGAACACCGCCAAATGCCTCCCCAGCATCAATGGTCCAATCGCTGGGATTCCAGTTACCGTTCTGATAGATGTACAACAGGTCTGGTTGAGCACTGGCTAATACTGCTATCTGATTTAATGTGTCGCCGCTTTGATAGGTACCATAATTTTCAGAGTTTTCAACAGAGTAAGGATCTTGATATTGTGAAGTATTATCAACCCAATCATCTGTACAAACGTAAGTTTCACCGTCTGGTGTTAGAGCAATGGTACCACGTTGGTCACCTTCTACACCTGTTGGAAAGTTAACACTACGTTCTACAATAGCACCACCTGCACCGCCGCCAATAGTTTCAACATCGCCTGCTCGCATTCTAGGGCGGAAAGGAATCTGTATCCAATAGTTAGTATCAAAGTTATTAAAATCATATGCGCCGTTGGCAATGGCCCACATATCAGTCGAAGTTGCTCTGGCTACATCTGTACTATCTAGATTGGCGCCTTCAAACGTAACTTCAATCTTGTCAATAGGCCCATACCCAAGCTCTTCATCATCAATAATTGCTTGATATGTTGCAGGAGCCCAACCATCAGGCCTAGTTCCTGGCTGTGTTAGTTGTTGCCAATAACTATGATCAATAACGGTGATACTTCCAGTAGTCCATCCATTTTCTGTTTGATCACCTGTGTCATTAACCTCTTCTACAATGTAGTTAACAGCCTGTGTAACGCCAGGAATAACAACACCTGTGTTACCTGCTTGTAAATCGACACCGCCAATGGTCAGTGTTGAACTCTGAATTTCAAATGGTTTAATAGCCATAGTATTTTTTTTCCTTAAAAGTTGCTGCTAAATTCTACAGCGTGTGCATTAACGTAAACATTGTTTGTTGTACTAATTGGACGACAAGTAATTTCCATTTTTTGAGATATACTATTCCATCTTCCGTCAAATTCTGCAAATGCTGAGGTTCCTGAATATGTTATACCGTATGCTGTTATATGAACTAAATTGTCATTTTGTCCTTTGACAGCAATAATATCACATGCCTGCATTTCTACCTCAGACCCGCCACCGTCTACAACTCCCTCAACCATAACAAATAGTTTAATAGCAGATACATTATTATATGAAGTATAAATTACCGTATCGACACTTACCGGGCAAATTGTTTCATTTTGACCTCTCAACCTTGGCCCGCTTGGGAAAGTTATGCTACCTTCTCCAATTGAAAAAGTTTGATTTGAAACACCGTCTGTTGTGTTAAGTTGTAATCCGCTGTCAGTTAATAACAAAGAACCGCCAGCAGTTCCGCCTACGATGTCACTTAATGCTTCTATTAAAACAGCACTTGTCGTAGCAGTTACACGACCTACAGATGTGTTATTAGCACCAGCTGGATCAACATATGCTTCCATACTAATAGTACTATTTGTTAATGTTAATTTAGATCCAACAATATTTGTAAAAGTGTCTATACCATCAGTAGTTGTTTCTTCTAATCGTTTTTCTAATACAGAATCTACTAATGTAAGTCCATCTGGAAATGTTAGTATTCCTGTTGATCCTAGATCAACAACGTGTGTGCCATTTACTAATTGATTTGCCGCAGCATCTAAACCAGTAGTTGTATAAAGTTCTGTAAAGTTAGCATTAACTTTTTGGAATGCAGTTCGAAGGCTATCGCCTTTCTTATCATTAGCGGTTAATCCTACATTTATTGTTTGTTTTGCCATTTATTGCTCCGTTACGCTAATGCTGCTATTCTTGCTTTGAAATCTGCAAAATCAGTACTTGCAGCAACTAGAGTTTTTAATTCTGGTATGCTAATATGATTTGCTATAGATCCAAATACGGTTAATTTATTTCTAACAATTAGATCATTTTCAAATGTTCCATCGGTATTAAATACCACGGTTGGAACAAATGTAATTGTTGAAGAGTCTGTTGAATCAATTAAACTTGTAAAGAAATTTGTTGCAGTTAGACTTCCTTGAACGGTAGTAGCATTTCCAGAATGGCCAATTGTAATAGGACCAGTTGTGCTACCGCTAGGACCAGCACCGATATATACAGGCGCAGTTGCCGCTCCAATAACACTAGCTCCGCCGGTACCTCCTATAATAACTCCGTTAGTTGGATGCATTAATATTGAATTGCCGCTGTGATATGAATTAATATTACCAACAATTTCTGAATTAACAGCATCAACTAATAGTGTAGAATCTTCACCAAATATACTTTGTGCAATGTTTCCTTCTGCGGAAATTGTAATAGTGTCGGTACTAGGATCTGAAGATAATTCAATACCTGTTCCTGCAATAAATGTAAGTGTATCAGATACTGCATCTGCAATACATGAATCTTGTCCTTGTACACCAATGTTTACAAAACCAACTTTAGTATTTGAAATTGTAATGCTGCCGGTCGATGAACTAACACTAATTCCTGCTCCAGCTGTTAAACTTGTAACGCCGGTGTTAGTTAATGTAACACTACCTGTAGCTGCACTAACACTAATTCCTGTACTGCCTGCAATACTTGTAACGCCTGTATTAGTAACCGTTACGGTATCTGATCCGGCATTGGTTGTTATGTTAATTCCAGTGCCATTTGCAAAGGTTAATACATCAGATGCATTTTGTGGATCTAAAGAACTTTGTCCAGCAACGGCAATAAAACGCCAAATGTTTTGTGTAATGTTTGGAGAACTATTAGTAATTGTTACCGTACCAGTACCAATGGACGGATCTAAAATAATACCAGTTCCTGCTAAAAGTTTAACAACGCCGGTATTGACAATTGTTATGCCGCCCGTGGCTGCACTTACGCCAATACCAGTTCCTGCTGTTGCACTGGTTACACCTAGATTAGTTAATGTTACATTACCTTTACCTGTTCCACTTACTCCAATCTGTCCAGCAGTACCAATTAATTGTGTAACTCCGGTATTAGTAATTGTTAACGAATCAGTGCCAGCAACCGTTGTCATTGTAATACCGGTTCCATTTACAAAGGTTAATGTATCTGTGGTATTATCTGCTACAATATCACTTTGCCCAGAAACAGAAATAGTTTTAAACGATGCTTCTATCGGATCTTTAATTAGTTGTCCGCCAATTGTTGAACCTGCTGGCAGATTAACAATACTTCCAGTTGATGACAAAACTGCCGACCCTAAATGAATTGAGTTGCCGCTGAGGTATAAATCTCTCCATCGTCGTGATGAAGAACCTAAATCATATATTGAATTTGTTGACGGAACAATATTTGTTGATAGTGCTGTTAGGTCTACAGCACCACCACCGCCAATACTCAAATATAATTCTGTAAAATTATCGTTAATATCTGCAAAAGCAGAGTTAACGGCATCCCAAAGAATTGGTGGTTGTTTTGGATCAATAACTTTTCTAGCCATATTATGTTCTTCCTACGGCAACTTCAATAGTGCCAATGTGATCTGAATCGTAATCTTGTAACGCTTTGCCCACCGAAGAACCTGTCTTAATATCTCCAACGGCTGCAATAGCAACCCCTGGAATTTTACTGGTCACTAAGATGTCGCCTTTCTTAATTTTGCCTACTACCTTACAAGGTACACGACCTTGTAGAGCAATTTGGTTTTTAAATCCTGGACATGCGCCATACATAGAATATGCTGCATTATCTGAAACAACACCTGCTACTCTTGTATCACCTAATGTATTTGTTGTTGTAACTTCTTTTTCGCCACCAAATACAAGTACGGTTCCTACTTCATAATCCTTGTCACCTTCGTAGAATTCTGCAAGGTCGGCTGCATAAGTCGCTTGTAATCTTGAATTACCTTTCGATGTGCCGCCTGGGCTACTAGCAAGTATCCATTGTCCTGTAATTGTTCCAGATGTTGTATCGCTACCTGTTGTGATTTGTGTTGCAGTAATTCTTGAACAACTAATTGGTGCTGCACTAAATCCGTCTTGTGTTCTAAACGAATGAGCATTATTGTCGTAATAGGTTGTATTATCTGCGGTCAGCGAACCTGAACCAATCAACACACCACCCGATCCATTAAATGCATAAACACGAGTAGTACCACCTGTTGCTGTAGAATTTCTTGCAAGTGTTAAACTTGAAGAAGTTTCTGTAGAAAGTTTTAATTTGATATCTTGTAATGTAAGAGTTCTTGCAGCAAAGTCACCGTTTGAATCTCTCTTAACAAGTGTATTAACGGTTAAATCAGTGGCGTCGGTAATAACAGAATAATCAGAATCTAGTGTGCTAGATAACGAATTATTTCTTCTCAAGTATCCAGTAGTGTTATATTGTGATTTCTTAATAGCACCACCAACATCGACTACCGTACTAAAGTTAACAGCAGCTACGTTATCAGTGGTAACACTAGAATTACCAAGCACCGTTCTTGCACCAATTTGTTGAATCTTACCAACTAAAAGTCCGTTGTTAGAAACGGTAATCCAACCATTAGTGGATGTAAATTGTGAATTATCAAAACTTGCTAGACCTAAATCTGATTGAGCAATTCCAGTAGCATTAGCACGAGTGCTGGCCGCTGTCATGTTTAATTTAGACTGGTCAATAGCTGCACTAGCATTAATGTCTGCATTAACAATTACACCAGGTTGAATCTGAGCATCAATGGTATTAGCTGTTGAATCGATATCAAATAAAATATCACCTACAACAGACGCATTAGTAATTTCATTTTCACTACCAGTAAATACAACAAAATCGTTGGCTGCAATATTTCCAGGAGTAAAATCTTGTAAATTGTTTAAAGTTAAACTTTGTAAATTAACAGCATCAGTTAGTTCAACTGGATTGTCAACATTTTTAATTCTATTGTTTCCAAGATCCATATCTCCGTTCATGGTCAAGTTACCATTTAACGGCATGAAACCACCAGTTAATTGAGGTATCAATTGAGTATCTGGAACAACTTCGCCGGTGTGTGTTAAACCTAATCTTCTTTCTAAATAAATTCTTGTAGCGTTTTCTGTTGGTACCGTATCAGTAGCATTATCAGAGAATGAGCTATCTGTTGAAAATTCAGCAATTGGAACACCACGTTTGAAACCAATACCATCTAAGTTACTCAACGCAATAGCTGCGGAGAATGTTACACGACCTGTACCTTGGTCAACACGGAAATACGGACCTACGTTAAAGTTACCAAATTGGTCAGTGGTTACATAGAATGTACGTCCTGAACCCCTTTCTGCTGTTTCAGTAGCAGGATTTAACGGATTAACCGCAGCACCATAAATTTCGTTTGGATAGTTTGTATCTGCATACGAACCTGTACCAATTTCTAACAAATCGTGCCCAGTTACACGAGTTAACGAAATACGAATAGTTAATGATCCCGATGCATTAGATGTTCTAATTGGAACACCAGCTTTTAGTGATGGTGGACTAGAGAATGTTAAAATGTCGTTTACCAGAGGAGTATCTAAATAAACTCTAGCATAAGGTTCATTAGTAACACCTTCTGCATCATATTGAATAATAGTATATTCAACACCAATCCATACAAATTTTGTTCCAACAATTCTGTTTCTATCTTCTGGACCAATTGGAACAATAGCAAAGTTACTATCTCCTACTCTTCCTTTTACTTTGCCCCAACTATGAACTCCGGATTGTGTTCCTGTAGTTTCAGCAGGGTCGCCTCCCGGAGTTAAACTAACTCTAAATGATGAAGTAGTTAATCCTGTTGATAAAACAAAGTAATTCTTAGTTATAGACAATCCGTCCGGTAATGAACCAGTTGTTGTAAATGCAATTACATCGCCCGAAGCCAATCCGTGGCTGCTACTTGTAAACACCGCAGGTGCTGCAACGGTTACGGTAAATGTTTTTGTTGCACCAACAAATTCATTTGGAGACCAAGGTGTTAATTCGATGTAGTTATAGTTTTCACGTAGTGTAGTTCTTGCTAGGCCGTATGGTGCAAATGATATTGTACCTGTTCCCGCAGAACTAATTTCGATTGGAATTCCGCCTCGTGATTCAGAAATTTTAAATGTGTTTTCTGAAATATCTTCGCTAATAACAAAATAACGAGTTCCTGCGGTTATGCCTGTTGGCAATGTTCCAGTAGAACTAAACGAAATGATGTATCCGGCAATTTGACCGTGTGCTGTACAATTGATTACTCCAGGATTACCTGTGGTAATAGTACAAACTTGAGCACCATTTTCATCTGTATATTCTTCAAATTGTAAAACACGATAAACACTTTCAGTTTCATTTAATTTAAGAGCAGTTGACGGTCTGGTTGCAACTTCAACAACATCACCTGTTAAAACAACCTGAGAGTTTTGTCTAATAGTAACTTTAGTACCGTTTGGAACAGCATAGGCTAAACCTGCTGTTGTTGAGTTACCAGTACTTGCAATATTAAGTTTAGCTACTCCGGTTGGTAAATCTTGTGTATCAACTGAGTTAACAGAGTATCTATAAAGGTTTCCATCGGTGTGAATAACCTCAAGTTCACCATTGCCTAATGGAACATAGGTGAAATTGTTAATATAAATTGAAAGGCCGTTAATAGTATTTGCATACAACGCACTTGGGAAATATACCGAAGCACCTTGTGATAAATCATAATATAGACTTACCGGTGTTGGAATTTCTAACGGATCAGATCCTTCAGCAACCAACGCATAGATACCGTGTGCGCTTGAACCTGATACAGAACGAATCTGCCCACCATTTAATGCGTAATAAGAAATATAACAATAGTAAGTGAAAACCGACACAGCTTCTAATAAGCCACCGTTGGTAACCATAATACCATAGCCCATGTCAGCAACTTGTGTAAAGTCATTGGCCAACATAGATCTGTTACCAGGCATTAGAATTTCATATACGTTTGCTAATGAATTAATATAATCAATAGTATCGGATTGAATACTTGTTTTAGCTGCTAACAATGCTGTTCTTGAAGCAAGGGCAGTAGCATTATACCCAGTTAATGTTGGATATGTTACAGATGGAGCAGCACTAGTTCCGCTGGTTACAACATTGATTACAATGTCAATTAAACCGCCAATTGTGGTTGCTTCTGTTAGTGTTCCGGCTGATCCGGTTTGTCTAGGTGTTGCTGAATATGTTGATGCTGGTGCAAGATTTCTGACTACCTGCTGAGCTAGGTATTTTACGTAACCTATTGCAGCTATAGTTTCATCTTCTTCACCTGCACCTAATTGAAGAACTTCTAAATCCCCAACCCCGTCATAATATTTTAATGCTGCATCTCTAGATTGACTATTGCCACCGTAGGTAAAGTCATAAAGAACAGCTTCGATAATATATTGAACATCTCGAGAACAACGATCACTATTATATGTAAATGATGTTGTAAACGGTGAAATATTTCCTGCTACTTGTGCAGCAATCCAACCAATTGTTTCGTCTCTAATAAACCCAATGTTTGCATATAACAATGCCTTTGCATTTGCTTGATTTGTTGTTAACGATGCTGGATTGGTTAATGTTAATGTTGGAGCAAATGTTTTACCATTTTCAATAATGGTTGTTAATGCAGTTTCGTCTGATCTTAAAACAGCCTGACCAACGGAATCTCCGCTAATTGCGGCATAGGCTAAATCATGTGCATAATGAATTGCATCAAGAGTTAGTGTAAGTTGATCTTGAACAACTACTTCAGCATTTTGTTCTCTATAGGTAAATCCTGCCTTTCTTGCATGATAGTTTGTACCTAGAACAATATCGTAACCTACACCGTCTAAAATTAAGCCAACATCTCGACTACATATATCTTCGTTGTAATCAAATACATCAAAAGGCCAAGGTGTTACTTCGTCAAGGATTAATGAAGCAGATGAACCTGTTGGACCGTAAACAAAATCTCTAACATAGTTAACACGATAAACGGTATCATTAACAATAAAGGAAGCTGGAAGATTTGGTAAACGCATCAAATCTGTAACACGCAAGAATGTTGGTGTAACAACTTCTGTTATTTTAAATTTTAAGTTTCCAGTAAATCCGTCAATGAACATACCACCGGCAAACACATGCATGTCTTTGCTTCGTGTAAAACTTGCACATTCTTGAGCATATGGTGACTTAGCAAGAATTTGACCTTCTGGGTCAAGTACCATCATAAATCCGCCGTGACCTTGACAGGTTACCGCACGAACAATGTTTGCATCATTACATAAAAATACATCAAGATCGTTATTGTTTTTTGGATAATTTACACTTCCAGAATTATTGATAATATCAATAATGGCAGTGAACAGCTCGTTAATAACTGCGCCTGATCCTAATTCAGAAACAAATGCTAAATCAATTGTTTGAGATTTAATTGTGTTGTAAACTTCTGTAATTTCTGTATTTGAAATAATAGTTTGCGCTAGGTCATTTAAATGAACCATTGCAGCAGATGTTTGAGTTAATTGAGTAGTAATGGCAATCAGTGCGCTGGCGCTGCTTTTGTATTTTAATGCAGCCGATACAGATCTGTTGTACCCACCATAGCGCAAATCAAATGCAATAGCATCAACAATTAAACCAACGTCTCTAGCACATAGTCTTTCGTTATACTCAAATGTATCATCAAATGGAGTAATGTTATTTGTAACTCGATAATTAATCCATGCTGTAATTTCGTTTTGTAAGAAAACTTTGTTTAATTGTAAAAGGTCTGCGGCTGATCTAAAATGCCCCGGGTTATTAACCATTGGATATACAGGCAATGTAGGGTCAGCAAGATAATGATAACCATACAATTGTTCGGCTGTTGTAAGCCCGTCTATTTCTGTATCTCTTCTAAAGTATTGGAAAGCCCAAGGACTTGAGCTTTCGCCTGACTTTGGTTTAACAATTACTCGTCTAAATTCGTCACCGATGATAGCAACGTTCTGAGGAACTTTTAAAGGATAGTTTTCTTCATAAATTCCTGATTCAATTAAAACAGAAATTTGAATAGTTTTAGTTACATCTCCGTAGGCAATTTCCTCACCTATTTCAAACGTACCGTATTTGATATCAACATCAAATATTTCATCGCCCCCGTCGAGGGAACCGTTATGAGAAAGAATTTGAGCCAATGCACCAGATGTTTCACCTTTAAGATATAGACCTTCTCTAATGTCTCTACCTCTAGCAGCAACCGGATCTCCACTTAAAACATCTCCGGTAAAGTCTGTGCGTAGACCGCCTGTGTAAATTTTAAATCTTGGAAGGTCAACTACTACATTTGGTAGTACGGTAAACCCAGAACCTTGGTCAGTAATAGTAATACTTTGAACAATACCGCCTGCAACTTCGGCAGTACCAAATGCCCCAGATCCTGTAGTGTCTCCAATGCCTCTTGTAATACGTACAGAAACAAGTCCATAGCTTGAACCGCCGGAAATAATTTCAATATTATTAACTTTATAAGTTACATTGAATTTTGCTCCAACACCAAATTCACTATCACTAATAGTTGGAACAGCAGTATTCCCTGGTAATACATCATAAACACCAGACGATACAACTCTGAAAGTTGATATTCCGCCTGGGTTAGAAATAGTTGAAAGAACTTCTAGTGTTGTTGCAGAACCAGAACCGCCAGCTAGAGTAATAATGTCACCGACTCTATAGTTAGTACCTCTGGTATGTAAAGTTACAGAATCTGCACTCATGTAAACTTTGCCTGTGAATCCAGAACCAGAACTTGGAGCAGTTGAAATACTACTCAATGTACATTTAAATTCGCCCTCGTTATATGTCAATACCTTTTTGTAAGGACCAATATCTAAACGAGATTCGTTAACTAATTCTTCGGCACGTTTTAATGCTGCTTCAATAGTTCTATAAGCATACGCAAGAGCACGACCTTGTAGTTGCTCACTTACACCAGTTCTTTCGTCTTGACCTGATGTAGCAACGTATAAATTAACTGCTGAACCGAAAGCTGAGTTATCAACATAACGTTTAGTAGCAGCAATTAATCCATCATAAACTTCGTCATCTGTAGGCTCTGGGTCACGTGAAAGAATCAGCGGACCACTCATTGTACCAAAATCTGGATTTACAAAACCAGTTCTTGGGTCAATGGCTTCAACACCTGCACGAGAAATTTTAGTATCGGCATACGCTTTATTAACTGCTTCGTGTTGATAAATTGGTAAAAGAGGACTAGAAGTAGTACCTAAATCTAAAATTCTGTACTGAGTAGCGCCAGATCTAGTAGAAAGGTTTCCTCCTAACTGCGGACTTGGGTCGCCTGAAATTTCAGCAAATAAGGTATTAATTGTTATTTCGTTTGTATTAGATGTAAAATCTAATTGAATACCTGTACCCGCTGTCAGTTGTTTAAACTGAATTCCAGTTTCTGTATTGTTAACAGCTAATAGAGAATTTTCATAGCCTGCATACGATGTTGGGGTATCATCGAGACCTTTGAATGTTAATTTCTCGCCTAAACCTAACGAGCTATACAATTCTCTAAAGTTATCATTAACTTTACGGAACGAATCGCGTATACTATCACCTGTGCCGTCATTCCCAACTGCACCAATATCTATTATTTTTCTAGCCATAGTTTATCCTACAAAATGGATTATTTCTATATTTAGCCCAATATTTTAAAAGCCGAATGTAAATAACGTATGTTCTTAAAAACAGAAATACGAAAAACAGAATACATACGTATTAGTAAACTTGGGCAAGAGCATACGTATTTTAGAAATAAAACCGTGGCATTATTTCGTTGCGATAACTGCGATGATCGATTTGAAAGAGATATTAAAAAAATAGATCGAAAAAGATTAAGCAACAATTTTTTTCATGTTTGCTCAAAATGTGACGCAAAACGTTTTGCTCAACGTAAGGGCGTAGAACAAAAGAAGATCTGGGACATGCCTGCTAGTGTTGAACTTCCAGTGAGTAAGTTTTAAGAAGTTCGTTAAAAGATTTAGACTTTAGTAACGGATAGGAATAAAACTGGCAAGCAGAAACTATTTCTGAATCTCCATCGTAGTTTACGGTATAATAAAACTTATCCTGTAAAGTCCAATTGGTATACAAGTTTTCTTCTAAGCGTTTACAGCCCTCAGATTCTAAGAATTTTTCAACTAAAACGTCTTTATTAGCAGATCTAATAAGGCATAATGTTGTATAAATCATAGTAATTAAGGTCATTTTTACAAAGTCTTTTTGCGTAAAACTTACACAAGATGCAG